TACCATGGGCAGAAATGCGACTATAAAATGTGACTTGGCACAATAGACATAAGGTCTTTGTGCCTTTTTTATAAGGAGAAACAAATGGCAATAAGATATATACCAATAACGATATCAAATGAATTAGTATATGGCGATGGTGTGTCTGTTGGTGCCAAGGGTTCAAATGACGATGTCATACTTCAGATCTCTTTCGGGGAGTTCTGGGATGGGCTATCCAAGCATATCACATGGGAGAATGCACATGGAGAAAAGACCATCGTGTACTTCTCTAACGAGATGCATGACGAGACGAATGATCTGTATAACATTCCTGTTCCTGTGGAAGCCAAGAGATTTGAAGGTGAGATCCATGCGAGTATTCGAGGGACTCTTACCGGGAGATCAAGCATGACAGCATTAATGACATTCATAGTACAGCCTGCCATCTACGATTCACAGTACGAGGAAGAACAGAATCCCACAGGGACTATTGCAGACCAACTCCAAGAGCAGATGGATGCACAGCAGGATGAGATATCAAGGATCTCTGAAGCGATTGATCTTGAGAGGCTACAAGCCATAGCAGACCAAGCATATGAAGCATATGTAAATGCTACAGAAGCACTCGAACTTGTGAGAGACTCTGCGGTATTAGGTGTCAAGGGAAATCTGGAAGAAACCTTTAGAACAGGGCAGGTCAACATAACTCCTGCAGACATCGGTGCTGTGGCACTCGAAGCAGGCAAGGGATTAAGCACCAACGACTATACCACAACAGAGAAAAACAAACTCGCAGGAATACCTGCCAATGCTAATTACTATGTGCATCCTTCGTATACTGCGGTAAATAGCGGTCTGTACAAGGTCAAAGTAGACAGCACAGGACATGTGTCCGGGACAACAGCAGTAACCAAGTCCGACATTACTGCGTTAGGAATACCTGCACAGGATACCAATACGACATATAGCGTAGCAACTACAAGTGCTAATGGATTAATGTCGTCAGCAATGGTGACTAAACTTAATGGCATAGCATCTGGGGCACAGGTGAATCCGGGTGTAGCAACTACGAGTGCTAATGGTTTGATGTCAAGTGCCATGGTTAGCAAGTTGAATGGGATAGCGGAAGGTGCGAGAACCGGCACATTGGTCACAGCACATTTCCAAATTGAAGCAGTTTCATTCGACTATAGCATTACGACTACATCAAAAGGAAACGGAAGCCAATCCCAGACTAAAACAGCGACTAAAGCAGGCTATTATCCAATGGGGATAGTTGGAGTGGATACATCGACTAATGCTATAGTGCCATACGACTTCCATCTGTCAAGCAGATCTGTAGGAACATGCACAGTAAGTTTGGGATTAACCATCAAAAACATGGGAGAATCGCAAAAATATGAATCAAGTGGCTCTCCTGTAAAAGTATATGTGTTATGGGTCTACATGTGGAATTAAAGGAGTGAATTATGGATAAGAATTACGGAAAGATCATAAGACTTTTGTTAGCTATAGCGACTACCATCAACGATGGAGCGATCATGGCAGGCATAGCACAGTTTCAGAATGAGACAGTTAATAAGATATACATGGTTTTATCCTTTGTGGCTACAGCTATAGTGATCGGGATAAACCATTGGTATAACAACGACTACACAGAAGAAGCGAGAATGGGAACACTTTTAACCAGACAGTTAAAGATGGCTAATGCTTCTGAAGATGTAGAGGACATGACAGAGTTTGAAGCCATGGGAGGTGATGAGGATGGCAAGGAAGAAGGACAGTAATTTTGCCACATCCACAGTATGGAATAATCACTATTGGAAGCGATCTCCATATAAGGCAGATAAGATCTTCATCCATCACATGGTAGCTGTGAATTGGACAGGCAAGAGATGTGGAGAATTCTTCAAAGGTGCAGGGGTCTCCTCTAACTATGGCATCGGCTATAAGGGAGACATCTGTCAGTATGTCGAAGAGAAATACGGAGCCAAGGCACAGGGTGTCTACAAGTGGAATCAAAGAGGAATATCCATTGAGATCGCCAATGACAAGGGTAAGCCAACATGGAGTGTATCAGACGAATCCATCAATTCCTGCGTAGAGTTAGTAGCAGATATCATTATTAGAAATGATATGGGAAGAGCAAACTATACCGGGAATATGAATGGCAATATCTGTATGCATAGTTGGGTAGCAAGGACGACTTGTCCCGGAGATTATCTCGGAAGCAAATTCCAATACATAGCAGATGAAGCCAATAAGATCATCGATGGCAAAGTGAGACTCCATACCAGAGGATATTACACCAAGGGAGACTATGGCAGATCAGTTAGGATCATCAAGAAATGGCTTAAGAAGCAGGGATTCTACAAAGGCATATCTCTGAACAGAACATACTCCACAGCAATGGTAAAGGCTGTCAAACGCTTCCAGAAGAAGTACGGTCTTACTGTAGATGGTGAGTGGGGCAAAGAATGTATGAAGCAGTATAACAAATTGATTAAATAAGGCATTAAGGAGCAGGCAATTAAAATTATAGTAAGAGTTAATTATTCTTGAGAATGAGCGGTTAGTTAAAAGTCCTGCTCCTTATTTTAGGAAAGGTAAAACATATGGAACACATTATGATTACCGTTGATACGGTGCTTCAATTCTTCGGTGCTGTTGCAGTAATTGGCGGTGGAGTAAAGATCATAGTAAGTGCGTTCTCACCATACAGAAATATGAAAGACAAACTGAAAAAGCACGATGAATTGTTCGATAACGACAACAAAAGAATAAATGGGATGGAGACATCTTTGAAAAGAATTGAAGAATCCCAGACATTACAGGGCAGGGCTTTAATGGAACTGCTCAATCATATAATCACAGGAAATCATGTAGAGAAACTTGAGAAAAGGTATAACGATCTTTTTGAACACTACACAGAGTAAGGAGAAGTCATGACAATTAATCAAGCAATCGCAGAGGCAAGGAAGTTAAGACCGACAGCACAAGATGATGAGGATCTGGCTCCTATGCTTCGTGTAGTAGATGACGAGATAGCAGAGATGATGGGAGCATCACCACAGGACTTTCTCTACCCGGAGATAGACTATGAATTACTGATGCCTGCTCCTCATGACAGGATATATCCATTATACCTTGCATCTCAAATCGATTACTACAATCAAGAGACAGCCTTATATGCCAATGATGCAGAGATATATAATACTGCAATGGCAGAAGCCAAAGGATGGTATAGAAGGCACAACAGACCAACAAGAAATGTAAATTGGAGGATATGATGTTACCAAGACTCGCTACAAATGTACAGAAGAATCAAACACTAACAATGCAGTTAAGGGGTATCAACTATTCCGACATGTTACAGGAAGGTGATATGGTGGATTCCTTAAACATATCTTCAAGAAGGTATCCGTATATCACTACAAGGAAGAAGAGAACAGTACATGGAGATTACTCAAATGCCACAGCATTAGCATCTTGGGAGAAACTGATCGTAGTGGACGGAACCAATCTGTACTATGACGATGAGTTATTAGGCACAGTAACAGAAGGTGAAAAGCAGTTTGCCATGGTCAATACCAAGTTAGTGGTGATGCCCGATAAGAAATACTACGACTTTAACGATTCTACATGGAATGATATGTCATACTCACTTACGAATGTAAATGTAACATATACTTCAGAGACTTCTTTTGTAGTTAATTCTGTGGATTTCGGCAATCATCTCGTATCTGGCGACAGAATAAGAATAACAGGTAGTCAAGAAGAGCAGAACAATGGCGAGTATGAGATCAGAAGTACAGATGAGAGCCTTATAACTTTTGTTTCCGCAGACTTCATTTGGACGGAAACATCTGGTACTGCCATTCAGACATTAACCGAAAACATAAATATTGAAAGGCTTGGGGATGTTCCAGACTTCGACTACATATGCGAATGCGAGAACAGGCTTTGGGGATGCTCAAGTGCCAACAAGACTATCTATGCTTCAGCGTTAGGTCTACCAGATAGATTCGAACATTTTGCTAATCTTTCCACAGACTCTTATGCTGTGGCTGTAGGATCTGCAGGAGATTTTACAGGGATATGCAAGTTAGGATCTTCTGTTCTGATCTGGAAGGAAGAGTGCCTGCATAAGATATTAGGCAGTTATCCTGCACAGTACACCATGTATACCTACGAGATAGAAGGTATCCCTAAAGGCTCTGCAAAGTCAATGCAGGTCATTAATGATTGCCTTTACTATCTTGGGCTTCATGGTGTGTATGTATACAATGGCAGTTATCCTTCATTGATATCACAGAACTTCGGCGAGAGACAATTCGTCAATGGAGTGGGAGGAAATGATGGAGACTCATACCTGCTATCCTGCGAGGATACCGAAGGAAATCCATATCTGTTCACTTTTGAATTGAAGTATGGCATCTGGATCAAGGAAGATAATATCAAGGTTTCAAACTTCGCACGAATAGGGAGGAAGGTGTACTTCCTTATAGATGGTAAGATCTATCTTGCCTACGACACAATGGATGATCCCGACATGGAGTGGATGATACAGTTTGCTCCTATGTATGAGACTATCGAAGGGAAGAAGTCATACTCCAAGATCGTCTTAAGAGTGGAGATCCCGGAAGGAAGTTATCTATTGTTCCATATGAAACAAGACGATGGTAAGTGGAGAGAGATGGGAAGAATCGTAGGTTCAAAGATCAACACCAAAACACTATATCTTCCCAGAATGAGATGCGACAAGTTTGAGATCAAGATGACCGGGAAAGGGGCAATGACTATTCTCGGTATGATGAGGGACTTCATACTCGGAAGCGAGGTGAGGTAAATGGCAGTATTACCGGAGAAACTCCGAGGGATAGACTACACTAAACCAGAGGAAGCGATACGGACTCTTGAGAACTACATAAGGTATATGCATGAGAGGATAGAGTTTGCACATCAGTTTTCCGGAGAAGGTGGAGCAGACACATCGGAGTTAGAAGCAGAACTTGCGGTAGTCAAGAGCGAATTGGCTACCGTCAAGGGAAGGCTGAATAACTTAAACTATGGAGAATTGCCAGATAAACCATCATTAGAAGGTGTTACCCTTGTTGGCAATAAAAGACTAAACGAGGATGGCATCCACGAAGTGTTAAGTAATTTAGAGATAGAAGCAATAATAAATAATGTTCCATAAAGGAGTAGAAAAATGGCAAAGAAATATTTAGACGATAGTGGGCTTTCACATCTTTGGGCGATTATAAAAAGCACATTTGCTTTGATTGGTCATACACATACCAAGAGCCAAATAACAGATTTCCCGACAAGTATGACACCAACAAGCCATACACACGGTGCGATTTCAAATGGTGGTGCGATTTCCACCAATGTTAGCATAGCAACAGGTGACAGGCTGACAATTATAGACTCATCTGATTCGAGCAAAGTAAAAGGAACATCAATATCTTTTGATACAGCGACAAGTGGGTCAGACAAGAAAGCCTTAACACAGGCAGGGACTTGGCAGACATTCCTCACAGCATCAGATGTTCCCGAAGGTGCGAGTGCTTCATCAACGACACCAAAGATGGATGGTACAGCCACAGTAGGTACAGAGACATCCTTTGCAAGAGGTGACCATATCCATCCAAGCGATACATCAAGAGTACCGACTACACGAACAGTAAATGGTAAAGCACTTTCATCTAATATCTCTCTTACTGCAAGTGATGTTGGAGCTTTATCGAGTAGTGGCGACCTAATCACAGCCTATGCTAATGACGGCGATAGTGATAAAAATCCTATATTGCACATACATAAAGGAGACACTTTTGGTTTTGTAGAAGGAACAGGAATAAGTATAACCCCTTCCTCGACGGATGAGGGCGAAAGTTATGACCATCAGTTACAAATCTCTGGTGTAGCCGCTACAACTTCATCCAATGGATTGATGTCTTCTACAGACAAGACTAAACTAAATCAAACGCAGAGCATTATTGCATACACGAACACAGGAGCATCGACAGGGGTGAAAGATGTATTAGCAGGTGGCATATCTGATTACTACATTGGAATGATGATAACTGTCATATTTCTTGCGGGTAACAGTTCAAATCCTCCATCTCTTAAATTGAATGTAAACAGCACAGCCGATTTGTTAGTAACATTCGGTGTGGCTCAAACATCAAGCAAGTATTATGCTTGCAAAGCGTATGAAGCAAGGACATTCGTTTTAATGCCTACCACTGAAAGTAGTGTTGGTTTTGGCGAAAAAGTGACTCCAAGTGCATCTTCTCATTGTTGGAAACTTCTGCAACCCGATACCGACACCACATACTCAAACGCCACAACAAGTGCAGATGGATTGATGTCCTCAACAGACAAGACCAAACTCAATGGTATAGACACAGGTGCAGAGGTAAATGTCCTTGAAGGTGTGCAGGTTAATGGCACAGATTTGACTATTGATTCTAATAAGAAAGTCAATATACCTTTAGCAACTACATCAACAGCAGGTCTAATGTCATCAACTGATAAGACATCATTAGGCTATATGGGTGCTTCATTGACAACAACAGGTAGCACAGGAGGGAACACTATTGATGTAATTTCAAACGATACCCAAACAGGGCCTTTTACTCTTATTAAGGCTTCTGCGGTTGGAGCGGTTTCGGGCATATGTCCCTTAAATGCATCAGCCAAAATTGATTCTCAATATCTTCCGTCCTTCGTAGACGATGTAATAGAAGCCTATGTGAGAAGCGGTCAGACGGAACTGTCCTCGACTTGGTTAGCAACAGGAAGTGCAACAGGCACAGTAATCACTCCCGAAACAGGGAAGATATATGTACTGATGAACAGTAGCACCAACTACGATGTGAACACTCAATTCAGATGGGGTGGTAGTGCATATGTAAAACTGAACGATGGGGGAGTAACAGCAATAACCAATACGGAGATAGACACCATATGCGTATAAGGAGAAGAAATGGCTAAAAAGTATTTAGACGACACAGGGCTTGCCCATCTGTGGGACAAGATAAAAGACTATGTGAGTGCCCATAGTGGTGGCAGTACGGTATCAGTAGTGCGTAATCAGACGACAGGCAACAAGATAGCTGACTTAACCATAGATGGTACGACTACAAGCCTGTACGCAGGTAAGGAATATTGGGGGGATGTTTCGTTAAACAAAACTCTTTCAAATACCATATCCGTATCATATGTCCCATACTTATCGTCAACAACAGGGACAACAGCAATCCTTTCATCGGCAGGTATCACTCCTGTATCGGGCAGAATCGCCAAGTATAATGCGAATAAGCAATTAAATAGTGAGGATATG